TGTTAGATGAGCTCCCAGAGAAGGACTTTCAGAAGTATGCTGATGAATTAAGGAAAGTTGATTCATTGGTTGATGACTTAGGCGAAGCCCTGACTAAAGCACTTGATGAAAATGAAATGCTTAAAGGTAGAATACTTGATTTAGCAGGGAGGATAAGCTGATGACCGATGAACAGTTAATAGACCTAGCAGAATATTACAGAGAAAGACATAATGAAATATGTCAGGATGATTTTATAATAGAAAAACCTGATTACTATAACAGCAAAGGTAAACTTATTAAATATAAGGAGATTAAAGATGACTGAAGCAATGTACGACTTACTGTATATAATAGATATTGTTGCAAATACAATATTCAGGTTAGGAGTACTGTATTTAATTTACAGATACATAGAGGTTAGGAAAGTAAAGCAATAAATAAATAAAATAATATTTGGTATATATAAAATTATTTAATAAATTTTAATATCATATATTAGCTATATAAGGAGACTAATAAAAGATGAGTAAAGAACACACAACATTTTTAGTGAAAAATATTCCCATTTCTGTATGGAAAAAATTCAAAATGAGAAACATATCAGAAAATGATGAGAATATTAACGACATCATGCTGAAATTAATAGGCAGTTATGTAAAAAAAGGGGTTAATGCGTGAAGTCAGCGTATGACCCAGTAGGGCTTGAAGATTACTATTTAAATTATATCAACAACAAAAATGAAGAGAACTATCAGAAACGATACGTTGGTAGAGAAAACTATTACCATGCTAGCGGAGCAGGGTTCTGTTCAAGGAAATTGTATTATCAATCAATTGAAAAAGCACTCCCAACCAATGAGACACCATCTGTTGGTAAGTTAAGAATGAGGTTTGGTTCAATATTTCATGATGACTTTCAGAGTGCACTTGTTAACAATATTAATATGTTAACAAATACTAATATATATAATAATACAAAGAATAAAGAAAAAAAACATTATAACAAAAAGAAAGTTAAATTTCATGTTGAGCAAGAAATAGTAATACCCGAACTGAACGTCAGAGGTTTTTACGATGTAGTAGCTGAGCAGCAAGAGGATGAGATGAGAGTTTATCTGTACGACTTAAAAACTATTGGAGCATTTGCTTGGTCAAAGTCGTTTGGCAGAGATATAACCAATGACCATGAGAACTATAAGTTACAGCTTGCAACATATGGAATAGCAGTTAAGGAACAATTTGGAAGACTTGATGGTATGTATCTGTATTTCTATAACAAAGATACATCTGCAATGAAGAATGTTTTCGTACCTAATAATTACATTGGCTTAGCCAAGAATTACTGGCGAAACATTAATAGGGAGCATGAAAAAGGGGTACCAGATTTCATACCTGGAATATCCCCCGTAGAAAAATGGGCATGTGGATACTGTGAGTTTAAAGACCATTGTAATCCACCTGACTACAAAAACAAAAAGAGGTAAATAATGGCACAGAGTAAAAGTAAAGAGCATTACTATAAGGTACTGAGGAAACATGATTTATCTGAATTGATAGCAAAGAAAGGTCAATTTAATTACTTAAGTTGGGCAGATGCGGTTGATATATTAAGAACGCTAAAACCTGAATCAACTTGGAGAGTAGTTAAAGATGAACAAAGTGGTTGGCCTTATACTATATCTGACGCTGGTTGTTTCGTTGAGGTCGAAGTAACGGTTGATGATATTGCTTTATCACAGATACATCCTATCCTTGATAATCGTAATCAAACAGTAAAAGAACCTAATGCATTTCAAGTAAATACAAGCATACAGAGATGTTTAGCTAAAGCTATTGCATTGCATGGCTTAGGCTTATATCTGTATCGTGGTGAAGACTTGCCTGATGCTGATGGTATAACCAAAGAACAAAGTGATGAGCTTACCAAGATACTATCTAAGATTGATGATAGTGAATTAGTAGGTGACATCAATAATAAAGTAGCAAGTGGTAAGATTAACAGTCGTAATTATGATGCTTGCAAGAACAAACTAACAACAATGATGGGAGCATAAAATGGCAAAAGCTGAAGATTTATTTGGTGATGATATAATATTCATTCCAGATAATGATAAGAAAAAACAACAAAATAGTGACTGGAAGAGACCTTTAACTAAAGGTGAGTACTTGGGTCACATAAAAGATGTTTCAACGAGGGAAGTGTCTTTTAATGGCTATAAGGCTACAGTATATAATTATTGGGTTGAAGTAGCTAAAGAAAATGACAAGATGTCTTACGAGTTTCAAGGTGAGGAATATACTGGTAAAGAATATGTTGGTAGAAACATAAAAGGGTTAGGTGTATTTAAATTTCTGTCACCAAAAGAAGGTGATGATTTTGAGGCTAATCCATCAGGTAATGATAAATACTTATTATTCTGTAAATCTATTGGAGCTGAAGTTAAAAAAGGAGAGCGAGATATAGATGGAAAGAAAGTAACAGTAGAGATTATGCCTAACTTATCTGAAGATGATATCAATGGTAGACCTATAACTGCGGTTGTGGATAGAGGTAAGCCATATAAAAATAAAGATGGTAAGGAGATTAAACCTTGGCAGGCTAAATTTGTCAAAGCTTGGGATGAAGGTGAAATCAGAAACTTTAAAGAGGAGATACCGTTCTAATGAAAATAGGTAGTTTTAAATCAAAATTTATAAGAGGTGCTAACAGTTACTTGCGTGTTAAACCAACTACATTGGCTAGATGGATGAAAGTATCATTAGCAACTGTTTATAGGCATATAGGTAAATAAATTGTTGTCCTTCTGTGTACACTTCAATGTCCGCAAGACACTATGGTTATAGCATCCAATAGTTGCACAGAGGGATACAATAATTGAGAGAGATGTAAGGCCAAGTATCGTTCAGGCATTCTCTCTTATAAATTAAATAAGGAGAAAGATAATGAGTACATTAACAAGAGAACAGATAGAATCTTTAATTGATGGCACTGAGGATAGATGGTTTGATATGCATGCTGCTGTTAAACATACAACTTTATCACACAGTACATTAAGAAGAGCTATAAAAAGTGGTGATTTAAATGCATCTAAAGTTACAGGAAAAATATTATTCAAAGAGTCAGATATTAATAGATGGCTTGAGGGAGCAATGTAATGGGAAGAGCAATTGATATGGAGAAAGATATTGACAAACTGAAGATGCAAGTTGATAGGATTGATTCAGCTTTAGCAAAGGTTATTGATGTTGTAGATTCCATGCAAGAAAAAGGTCAGAGAACGACTCATGTTGATTTAGTTGAGGATGTTCCAAGTGAGCCTGAAGAAGTCGAAGAAAAACCAAAAAGTAAAAAGTCAGATGAAAAAGCAAAACGACCCAAAAAAGACTAAGCACTATTCAGCTTATGATGAAAGTAAGCCAACACATATTAGGCATAAGGAATTGATTGACTCTATTCCTGAGCATTGTTGGTGGCTTAAGCAATATCTTAGAGGTGTTCTGTACACTAGAAGTGAAAAGTAATTCAATGGGAGTGGGTCTTTTTTGTTTACATCGTTACCCTTGTCACCTGCTCCCATTTGAATAAAGGAGAATAATGAAAGAGAAAATAATTAGTATTGTTGTAGTAATAGGTATGATTATTGTAGCTAACTATCCATTATACAGTAGCTTGAAATCAACAGCTGATGAAGTTAATGATATGGTAACTCATATGCGAGAAGAAATTGCTGTATGGAAGGATGATGTTCAAAAACTTCAAGGAAAGTTTGAAGAAATTAGAACTGACTTATTAGATACAGTAAATAAAATTTCAAATATTAAAAATCAATCTAAAAAAGTCAACGACAGCATAGATAGTTTAAAAACAATTAAAGTTGAACCTGTTGATGTAATAAAAGATTTGTTCAAAATCAAATAGGAGAGTAAATGGCAAAAAAGAAACCTACAAAACAAGAGATGGAAACGGTTATATCAGCATTAATAAGACACGTTCATACATTGGACGAAAAAGTTGGTGCAATCGACAGTCTGTTTGGGTTATATTTAGATTGGAAAAAAGACAAAGATACGTTCAATAAGTTTGTGGAAACTAAAATTAAGAAATACAATGAGAAAGAAGACGAACCAGGAGAAACAAAGTGAAAATAACAGAAGTTATAGGAAGTATTCTCAGAAATAGGGGTTGGTCATTATATGACAAACAAGACCCTATTACGAAGCTTCCAATGAGCGGAGAAGCTCCATTGTTTAAAGTGAACGAAGTTGAACTGAAATATCTATTGGAAGCAATAGAGAAAGCTATGGAAGAGGACCAATGGAAGAACTCGAACTCAAATGGAGACCAAGAGAAGACATCGATGAATGGCTGATATCATTTTATAGAGGAAGAATGTTATACTTTATGAATAATATTGGGGGTATAACAGAATATAATACAGTAATAACCCCAAGACTATTGATGATAACTATGAAAAGATATGGACAGCTGGTAGAGGAGCAACATGATATTGATAGGAGACTGTCTTGGTAAGTTAAAAGAAGTCCCTAACGAATCTGTTCAAACATGCGTAACTTCCCCTCCGTATTGGGGATTAAGAGATTATGAAGATAGTGGTCAACTTGGACAAGAGGACCACCCAGAACAGTTCGTCTCAAAACTTACCGAGATATTTGAAGAAGTCAGAAGAGTTTTAAAGGAGGATGGTACATTATGGTTGAATATCGGAGACACCTATTTTGGAGCAAAAGGTGGTCACTGGGATGGAGGAAATTCGATAACCAATGATGATACAGGAGAAAAATACAGGGAGCACAGGAAAGCTCCACCAAAGCATGAGTATCTTAAGACCAAAGACCTCGTAGGTGTTCCCTGGTTACTTGCCTTTGCAATGCAGAAAAAGGGCTGGTATTTAAGGCAGGATATTATATGGGCAAAACCAAACCCAATGCCAGAAGCGGTTAATGATAGGTGTGCTAAGTCTCATGAGCACATCTTTTTATTTTCTAAGAAGAAAAAGTATTATTTTGATGCTGATGTATTAAGACATAAGCATACAGATGCTCGTATGAGAGATGTATGGACAATTAATACGGCATCATTTCCTGGAGCACACTTTGCGGTATTCCCTGAAGCTATACCTGAAAGATGTATTAAGGCAGGGAGTAGAGAAGGAGACACAGTTCTTGACCCATTCATGGGAAGTGGAACAACTGCTTATGTTGCTCAAAGATTAAGTAGGAAATGGATTGGTGTTGAGCTTAATCCAGAGTATGCTAATATAATTGAACAGAAAACATCTCAGACGGAGTTATTTTAATGGACGTAGAATATGGTAATGGTCATGCTAATATGACCGAAAAAGATTTAGAAAGACTTAAAAATGTAAATCATCCAAAGCATTATACTAATGGTAAGATTGAGCCTATTGACTTTATTAACGGCAATAATATGGACTATTTAGAAGGTAATATTATCAAATATATATCAAGGTATAAATTAAAAAATGGTATAGAAGATTTAGAAAAAGCAAGATTTTATTTAAATATGCTGATTGAGAGAGAGGCAAAATAAAGGAGCAATAATGGAGTCAAAAGAAATCGACCATCAGTTGGAAGATGCTTTGCTTGGCTCTATTATACATAATCCTGACGAATACGAGAATGCTTCAAAGTACATTCATACGGATGAAATATTTCATCAAGGACGAGCAAGAAGACTTTGGAGAATCTTAACAGGATTACATAGTAATAAGAAAACAATTGATTTAATATCGTTAACCGACAGTTTAACACCAGAGGATAATAAAAAAGGTGTTGACTCGGTATATGTAGTCGATTGTAGTGCAATAGGTAATGGTAAGTGTCTTGGTCATTTAGATACTTATTCAAAGCGATTGTATGAAAAATATTTACTAAGACGTATAGTAGGACAAACAAGGGATATAGAGAAAAAAGCAATAGAGAATAATGAAAGTGTGTATGATACCATTGTATCAGCACATGCAAATCTTGGAGAACTTATAGCATTAAGGCCTGGAGAGAAGTTTGATATAGACAAGGAACTTATTGATGCTATTAATTCAATAACAAATAAAGAAACCAAGCTGATGAAAACGGGATACGGAAGTATTGATAAGTTTTCAGGTGGCTTAACACGTGGTGAAATTACGATTATTGGAGGTCGACCTGGACATGGTAAAACAACATTCCTAATCAATCTTCTAAGCCAAATGATTCATAGTGGGTTAAAGGTTATTTTTTTTAACAGAGAACTTCCCAATAG